TTGAGTATATTGTCAAGCGTGGTATAGTCAATGTATTTAATATTACTCATACCTGCCCACGCCTCTGGTATTGTACTAATTGGGTCTGAACCATCGCCTCCGTGTGGATTTACCTTGTAGAAAGTGATGTTTAGATGTTCTTTTATTAGTTCTAACCATTGATTTATCCAGTTCACACTAGGTGTCTTATGTGCCTCTTTTAAACCATAATGTAGTGTGTCTTTGTACATATTGTTTAGTTTGTCATTATAACTCTCTAAATCGTGTCCTATAAGAAATACCTCATCTGGATTATTATCTTGTACTGCGAAATAACCTGAAGTAGGACCTGCTGCCCAACCTCTATCTTTGGTATCGCCTGAAGTGTTTATCATATAATCATTTACTGATCTGACTTTATCATCTTCGGTAACCCAACTAACATTGATAGATGTATGATTAACTTCTTTCTTTTCTCTTGTCTTATTCTTTTTTAATATTTCTACTACACCTGCTAAATTAGAACCGTGCATTACAAACTCTTTACAATTACCTCGTTCATTTGAATTGATTACATTTTCTTTTTTAATTAATTCATAATCTTGGTCTGAATAGTTTTGTCCTGCATATAATAATTGTTCGTACATTTCTCCAGGCATTGTACTCCAATCTCTCATCACACATTTGTTGTCTTGTGCATAACCTGAATTATATATCTCGTGCATTATACCCATATCAACTGCTGTAATAACATCTGGCGTAAAATCTCTATACAAAGCATTACAACCATATATCTTGCCGTGTGGTTTTAATTTTTCTAAATCAAAATCTTTACGACTTTCACCGTTACCTATACAGAATACTCTACCAGCCATATTTTTTCCAAAACTCTCTTATTCTATTATAATTTTTATTAAATGTTTCTTGTAGTAATAAAGTATTTAATGATCTCTCTTTTAAATAATCTTTATCATCATCTAAACTTTTTACTTCAAAATTCATATTGTCAGGTATCAATACAAATTGAGCAAGAGGTGTTCCTGCCTTAATTGTTTCAACACCTGTAAAGTGGCAATAGAAAGGTATTGTTCCTACAGCAGCGTGTCCTAAATGTGGTTCTAATATACCAGACAAAGTAGTAAACCTATTTTCATCTTGGTACATAGGGTGCATTTGCAACATTTTATAACCTTTAGGTATTCTTGCCACCCAAGGTAAATTAAATTTTAATACTTGTTTCATTGTACCTTTCGGCCAGTTTTCAAAAAAAGGATAAAATGATTGACCCATATGTGATGTGATAATAGGTTTATCGTGTTGCCCAGCAGGTGTTTTTGATTGAAAAAATTGACCATCAGGACTTACATCTAATATAATATCTGTATGTGCTCTTAAAATATAACCTGTATTGTGATAAAGTTGTAAGGCAGGACACTTTGATGTATGCCTTGTTTCATCTTGTTGAAATTTCATCATATTAGGATCACCATACATTTCTTGCCCACCTCTATATTGTTGAGTAATAGAACCTAACTTTTTAAAATCTGCGGCCGCTTTCTTAATCCACGATGGTTTATGTTTAGACGCCTCTACAATAGGCATAGTTTGTTCTACACCTGGTAATAAACATATAAAATCTATTTTATTTTTCATTTTTAATCACCTCTTTCATTATTAATTTACATTCTGTTAAGTTATATCTTATAAAAGGTTTCAACTTGGCAACCTTATGTGCGATTTTAGGCCAGACAATATTCTCTTTAATTTCCTTATTCCAATTTTTGATAAACGATAAGATTTGGTCAAGCACAACGAAGGATTGGAAAGACGTTCTTTTCTGGATAAGTAAACGTAAAAGTCGTGGATGTTGTCCATTATGGCAAACGAAACCATCATCAAAAGAAAGACGCTTACTGCCAAAGTCATTAAGAATATTAACAAAGTCGTTTCTAAAATGAAATTTAAAATTGTCTTTAACTTTTTTATAATTAAGATATATTTCTCGTCCATCATTCTCTAATAAATTACCAATCCAGTTCTTGTCTTTGTCAATAAAATTTGCAACAAAGAAATCAAGTATTTCGTCTTGTTTGTATTTAGTAGAAAGTTTATGAAAAAAATATCTGTCATTTCTTTTTGTAAATGTATCTAGTTTGATATTTACCTTACCATCATAGTCAAAATAATCATAATTGGTAGTAAAATGTAATTTAACTGCCATATAGACTCTAAAAACATCAAACCCTCCATACATTGATTACTTATTGTCCTGTAAATATTTTAACATAGTTTCTGGATCTGATACTTCGTATGGATCCTCGTCTTCGCTTTTGTCATTCTTACCTGGTTCAATAAACATTTTCTTTATCTCACCATTGTCAACATAAGCAGAATATCTCCAACTTCTTTTACCAAATTTGTTAGCAGGTTTATCAACTAACATACCCATTTTTTCTGTAAAAGAACCATCGCCATCAGGACACAAAAATACTTTTTCTACTTTAGGTACCATATTAATACCCCAACTTCTCATTACAAAACCATCATTAACTGATATACAATATACATCATCAATACCTAGTTCTTTAAATCTTTCGTATTGTGCCTCGTATTGTGGCAATTGTTCGTTTGAACACGTAGGTGTAAATGCACCTGGCAATCCAAACATTACTATTTTTTTATCTTTGAACATCATATCTGTTGTAATATCTTTCCAAATAAAAATTGATTTATGTTCAAATCTACATCTAAAACTATGTTCTGGTATAGTTTTCTTTACCTCTTCACTCATTATTATCTTTCCTCTTTATTAATTTCACAACCAATATCATATATTATACTTGCAACAGCAATTACAAATCCTAAAATTATTATGCCCCATAAACCTTTGTCCCACTCAACAAATAGTATGTGGTATAACATTTCTAATCCGTTCATACTGGCAATATGCCCCCTTTCTTTTCTTTGAGCATTTTTAAATTGACTGCCTCGTGTTTTATTTTTTCTTTTAATGACTTATTGACCATAGTCTTAACCGTTCCTACGTCAATGTCATTCATCTTACAATAGTCTATTATAGCGTCCATATAAGATACTCGTTTTTCTTTTACTACTGACTCTATCTTTAGACTAAATTCTTTACTATTCATATTTGATTCATTATATCATATTAGGCAGGAAAAGTCTAGTGTGGTTCCACGCTAGCGGAACCACAATAGGGGCCCACCTAACCTTTGTGTTAGGTATTCTGTAATATTTGTTTGAAATTTTGATTGGTGTCGCCTGGTTCATCATATCTCTATATATGCCTGTTTCTGTTACGAGGTACAGGCAAACCCTAAGCAACTTTACGCTGCTAAAGCATAACTTTCGTTAGCATTTATAATTTGACATTACGGTGTCAGCGATTAAACTCCAGTAAGTTTTAGTAGCAGTCGAATCTAACTCACCCCCTTACAGCACACATTTATGTGTTCTAAATTGGTGGAGGTGGTGGGTACTGCCCCCACGTCCTCACTAGTTATTATCTTACTTTCAACGTCTAATTCTATAAACCTGGGTTTTGTAAACCCGAGTTAATTCTTAAATCAAAAGTCCTGAACACTATACAAGCATTGCCTGGATCGTCAGGTGTAGATACTGAAGCAAATGTTTCTCCTGTGTCATTTATCCAGTATATAACAATATAAACAATTTTACCATCTGGTTGACCATTCTCTTTGCCAACACTTACATTGACAGGTACCATATTTTTATCGTTTGCCCACCTTTGTATTTCGTCTGAAGTAGAACAAACAGCAGGAATAGTTTCCCACCAGAAGTTATAAGTCTTTTGTTCTTGCTCTTCGTGTTCGGCATATGCAAAACTAGCAAGTAGTAAACTTAAAATTAGTATTAGTCTTTTCATCTTATCTTTCTTGTTTGATAAGATGTTATTTAGAAATCGCTATCTTATCTTTGTTTATATTTTCATAATATTTATAAAAGTCTTGTATAGCTTTACCCAGCGACTCTTCGTAGTCTTTTCTATTTTTCTTATAACAAGCAACTGAACCATCTTCACCTGCAAGTAAGATTACAATTTGTTCTATGGGTTTTTTGAATATCTCCTCATACATAATTGCATAAGCAGTACATTGTAAAAAATAATTATCTATCCAAGATTCTTGTCGTTCTTTATTTGCTGTTTTAAAATCTATTACTGATAATTTACCATTGTACTCAGCAACACAATCAACTTGACCTGCAACGGTAAGTTTATGTGAATACATTATTGATTCTAGTAAATGAATATTGTTAATCTGATCTACGTATGGTTTTAATAACTTAAATAGACCTAATGGTAATACACTTCTCTCACTAGGAGTTTCACTTTTAAGATATTGTTCTATCAAAGTGTGTGTAGATTTACCTCGTCTGGCTGCTCGTGCCATTTCCCAATTAGCAGCGCCTTCTCCTACACTCTCACGCCACTTTGTTAATCCTTCTTTTTTTCTGATATTTAAAACGGTTGTGATAGACGGATAGTTCTTGCCATCAATTTCGTAAAATCTATGACCATCTACACGTCTACCTTTTGTTTTCGGTAATAAGTCTTTGTTGACTTCTATAAATTTAAATTTACTCATAATATACTAATATAACATTATATTGTCAAAATGTCAATGCTTAGGTGCCTT